GTCGCGCCAACGACGATAGTCGTCGAGCAGAGTCAGGCTGCCGATGGATTGGTGGAAGGTGGTGAGGTTACCGGTGTCCAGCAGCAGACGCTGGGCGGTAATCAGGGTCTCACGCGCAATCTTGAAAGTGCTGGGCTGAGTGGGGTCACTCGGGTCAGCAGGACCGGTGTACTCGCGAAGCGTCACGAGCACCTTATCCTTCACGATATTGCGGCTGTTAGCAGTACCGATGGTCTGCTCAGCAGTACGCTCGCGAGATTCTTTGGAGCCGGGGTTACCGAAGAAGCGGTACAAATGTTAACCTAGAGGTTCTTTATCCTCTAGTTCTTACAGTTTACCATCCTGTAAGGTCAGACTATATCATCAAGGTGCTTACACAGCACACTTGCTCCGCGCTCGTGCCGCCTTATCGCCTTCATCCACAAAGGGGATGGTCAGGCTCGTCTCATACTCTCGCTTACTTTTTGTGTTGTAGTGCGAAAAGTAGAGAGTGACTTTTTTTCTCATCGAGGTGTGAACAAACGGACGTATCTTCGCAAGAAACCTAGGCATTAAACTACGACAGATTCTTACACGATACGAACCGCCATCTCGATAGGGTTTAGCTTCAACGCCGGTTAATTCCTGAATCCAGTCACACACTAAGCGTGCTTCGCCCAAAGGACGATATAAATTCAAGATGCCTTTGTTAACGGCAGATGTAGTTGCGCCCACATTGCCGTCATCCATCCAAAAGACGGCTAAAGCCTCTAAACCCAAAAGATTCAGCACTCTAGATGTAAATCGTTTCTCTCCATCTACATAGAAAAGAGAGTAAAGCTCCTTAAGAGCCGGATTTACGACCATAGACTGACACGACATATAGTACTTATTAGTACGAGAGTCGTAGACAGCACGTGGTTTGCTGACAGTTCCTTTGGTTCCCAATTCCTCGTTAATCCGGTTCATCTTATAAACCAGATACTCTCTTTGATCCGCTGAATGAGTAAAACTAAGATAAACAGAGTTAGGACGCCCAAAGGGGATACCTAAACATCCGTCACCAGCAACGGCGCCAAGAGTAAAAAGAGGAAGAGAAGTCACAACGGTAGTCGTTGAACCTTCCGACCCTTTCAGGTCGGCTTGGCTGCTGATTCCCCATGAGCTTAGCTCAAGGAGGGGTTCCAGCAATTCACGGAGTTTAAAGACCGCTACCTAGTAACTTAACGGTCTAACTGCACAGTCTGACCTGGTTGCTTGCTGAAGTCATGGACTACAACAGGCTCCGCAGCCATCTCTACGATGTATGCGGGGTGAGGACGGTACAGTTCAGCACCAAGAATCTTCGGAAAATCATTCACCTAAACCCGCAGTTTCCCACGGAGGTGGACTATCTCTTCATCCTGTCAGACAGGATGCCGGGCGCTAATGGTGTATTACGCAACAAGATCGTGTTGCACCACCTAGTCTCTGCACGTTCCAATCACGCTTGATTGGCTTCGCTCAGGATTACCCATACCCCCGCTTCTGAGACGGAGGTACTCTCAGGCTTCTTTATCGGAGGATGCCTTCTCCAAATAAAGATCTAATTTTCAAGGTTCTCGGCTATGCCGATTGTTTCAGAAGAGTTGCCTAGGGGCTTCCCTGAATTCACCCGGTTATCACTAGTCAGTTACCTGACTAGGCGACAAACTGAGCACTCAGCTATCGATGAACATCGATAATTTCCAGAAGAAACTACAAGAGTAATCTTAAATCTTTAAGAGCTCTGCAGGATAACAGGTTGTCGCACTCTTAGAGGTTTAAATCTTTGTCCCAGGGCTAAATGTCCGTACCATGTTACGTACACCTTCACCCAGCACACCGTATACCGAACCGTAGTTAGGAACGTAACGAAGTGATTTACCTCGATAACTATTCCGCACCGGTATACCCATCTGGCCAGGAACACCTGTGTACCGAGTTTCAGTAAACGACTGGCAATAAATCGGATAATGGTAAACCCACGCGGCACGTGATCCTGAAGTGTCGTTTGTTGGGTTGGTGAGAGTAGGTGAGCGAGTTGCAGGGTGGGTTACGCCACCCCCGGTTATTCCTCCGCCGTCGAGGCTGCTGTCGTTAGAACTGGGTGTTTTAAATGGGTCATAGTTTTGATTATCAGGAATCTGTTCTCCGTACCAAATATGCGTACCGAAGTTACGCAGCCCTGGTCGAGGTCCATAAGCAGTCTGTACTGTCGCATTTGCGACACGGTACAAACCTTGTGCTCTGAAACCTACATATGTATCTAGTAAACCAGAGCTGTGAGGCAGTACGTTCTCATAATTTGTCCAATAACCAGACGGAGCCGGCGGAACTGCCTTCCAGTCAGTAGTGAAGTAGCCACTTAAGTTCGGAGGCCCAACAGGAATTGAGCCAAAATCAGCACCTTCATCTAAAACACCGTACCAAGTCTGACTAATTCCAGAAGGTGTTACGTACCCGCTAGAAATTGTTAAATACGTATTAGTTAGATTTAAATTGTCTCCAGTACGCTGAGGGCCGGACTGAATCGGGTGATATAAGTTTTTATCGTATTTCCAGTTAGTTTGCGGTGTATACACCATAGTGACACTCCAGATACTTTAATTTTACTTGGTTTAAAATAGTTACGAAGCTCTGTAAGGCAAAATGCAGCCCCATTTTGAGAAGGCACTTACAGTGTTTTTTGAAGATCCTGAAGCATCGATAGCCTGTTTCTCAGGATCAATTACTGAAAGTCTTACGCATCCACGGGGGCTAAGGAAAGTTATACCTTATTTAATCAAGGCCTCTGTTGTTGGCTTCATGCTGGCTACATTTGTAAGTCCAGCGATCGAAGAAAGATTTAAACTTACAAAAAATGAGGCCATAGCGACCTCATTTATTATCGGTTACGCTGGTATTCGTATCCTGGCAGCCGCAGAACGATTAGCTGAAAAAGAAATTGAAAGGCGGATAGGTAAAAACGAAAATTAAATTAATTAATTACCACTGACTCATCAAAGTTATTCGATTCAGTAGCTTCTTCAACCGGCGTGGGTTCGTTTACTACCGGCTCTTCAGTTTTGACTTCGGGCGCAGTCCTGTAAGGACGATCACCAAGAGTTCGCATAGTGTTTCTCCAAGTAAATAAACGATAGCAAGAAAAAAGCCCTCAAAATTGAGGGCTAATCCTCTTGCTTTCCTAACCTATCAAGCAGGATCCATAAACAGAAGCTTGCTGCGCATAGCTTCGGGACCCATCTGACTCAGATAACGCCAAGCGTTTTCAGGGTTGCGGTTCATGACATCGCTGAACTGCTCCCACTGCTGTTGAGGCTGAGCACCAGTGTTGGAGCCGCCAGCATTAGCAGGAGGAGCAGGCATGTCATAACGAGGCTGGTAAGCCTGTTGCTGACCCTGGTACACCTGAGTGTCGCCGTCAATATCCACGGGGACCACTTCGGTGAAATAACGATCAGTGTATTCGGCCAGGTGATTCGCATCAGTCAGGATGGTCTGCATCGCATCATGGCGAGCAGAAAGAGCATCCATCTGCTGAGCTTGCTCCATGAGGAGATCCTCAAGAGAGCAGGCGTACTGATTCAGAATGCCAGGAGCTTCAATACCGAAATGATTAACGACCTCGGCGGTTACGGGGCTTACGCTCGTTTGCGGGGCCGTAGAAATCGGCGAGGAAGTTTGGGTCGGTGAGACGCTGGTAGGCAAGGTCTGCGCTACCTGGGGTGCCTGGTAAGCCCAGGGTTGGGCCTGTAAATTCTGACTGCTCAGTTGAGTAGCCGGTTCCGAAATTGTCTGGTAAGGAGACGACGGAACCTGGTTGAGGGATTGCGAATTGACCTGGGACAGTACCCGTTCCAGGGTACCCATCGCTGCTTCCCAGGGATTGCTGGGGGAGGACTGCGACGTTAACTGGTTGTACTGGTTGTTGGTAGAAGGGACCGAAGCCGGTGCCACCTGCGACGGCGGTTGGGCTGTAGGAACCGAAGCTACCGCCGGGGTAGAGGTTTGCGCCACCCATTGCGGGTAGGCGGTTGAGCCCTGGTCCGAAATTACCGCCGGGGCTGCCGCCGGGGAGACCGGGCTCGGGGTCGAAGCTTGGATCTGCTGGCTCATAGCTACCCGAGTAAGTTAGTTCTTCCGCGAGGTGGTCGAATGTCCTGTAAAGGAGCGGAGTGATATTCAGTCTAGGATCAGCTGCAAGAGGCTGATTAGGCGCAAGAGGATGCGGAGACTGCAACATCTGGCTTAATAATACCAGAAATTGTTGCATTGCTGATTGTGTTTGTTGAACCATACGGAAGGGGAAGCCCTTCAGCATTTCGGCTCTTTCAGAATCAGTCTTTTCAGGAAACAGGAACTTAAGAGCTTCGATGCTATCCACACCGAGTTCTTGTAAGTTACGGACGACAATAGACTTTTGGTTTATGTCGTAGGCAGTGTCTTCGTAAACATCACCTTGATACCTGTAAGTTACAGTACGATCCCCATCTTCCGGTAGCCCTATAACTCCGGGAGGAACTTTATTCTCCTGTAGCGCAAGTTGAATAGACTGAGTAACTTTCGACTCAAACTTAGCTAAAGAAGTCTGATATTTCTGCAGACTTTCTTCCGTTTCTTCAGTCGGAGGTTTGGGTTCTTTAAGCCCTGCTGCAGCAATAAACGACTCACGGAAAATAACTTCTTGGTGATAAATCATCATCTCCAGCAAACGGTTAAAACCGTAAGTCAGGAAACTCTTGTTCTTCCGTAAAGCCGTAGCTTGAGCACGACCCATCAAACCTTTGATTTCTGTTGCGGTGGCGCCAGCAGAAATTGATATTTCGTCAACTCCACCTAACGCGGTACGAATTTCTTCGCGAAGAAGAAGCGTATACCGGTTCATATCCCCATTAACGGGGTCCGGGGTCATGTAACCCACGCGATCCGATGGCTCGACGTTGGCGATAATTCGCGGAACGCGCAAACCAGAACCCATACCAGCGCCAAAAGGCTCACTGACACGAGTCGAAGGACTGTCGACACCAGCAAAACCAGATTGGCTGCTGATTGTTGGCCGGAAATTGCTCTGAGCGTCGTTCGCTTCGACCAGATCGCTTCGTGGACGCGAACTAATTAAGGTCGGGTTGCCAAAAAACTCAATATTTTTCGCAATGTTACGAGTCAGCTGATCGTGAAGAACGATCTGCTCCATAAATGGGTCAAATTCGCCCTCACCTTCCGTACCGCTAGCGTTCGGTTTGTTTAAAACCTCAACGGCCGGAATAAACCCAAGTGTGTTTTGCCTCTTTTTTGTCGGAGTTAGGACAGCACCAGGCTCTAAGTCAAAACTCAGCTCAGTGTCAGTCTCAACTTCGCTGATTTCATCAGCTGTAATGGTTAGCCGGACGTAACGTTTGTTTTGCCCGTAACTATTACTAGGTAAACCTAAATTAGCGTTCTTAATTTTATAACTATAGACAATTACGACCTCTTCAACGTTACCGTTTACGTCGTGATAGACACGATATTGATTTTTATTAAAGAAATAAATCTGATATTTAAGTTTTGGATCTGGTCGAAAATAGAACAACCCGCAACCGTCGATCAAAAAGTTGCGAATAATCGCAGGGAAACGAATATCTAATTTGTTTAAGGCAATAATGTCTTCTAAGAACTTAGTGCGGCTCTTAAAAGTGTCTTGGTCACAGTAAAAAGCAAGACCCTTTTTGATCATCAAAAGGGTCATCTGTTGCAAATGACTCAGAACAACCATAGTCGATGACTGGTTGCTCCGATCTTGAGTACGAGACGCCTCTAAGATCTCGGTGAATCTTTTCCTAGTTTCAATCGAGCTGGACATCTATACCCACGGGTGTGAAAATTCTCGTAAGAGAACTAATTTTTAGACAGGCTTTCTTTGGCCTTCTTGGCTTTAGCCTTTGCTCGTGCCATCTTTTCGCTAGAACCACTCACTTCCTCACCGCTGGGGGCTTTGGTGGCTTCACGATCAGCTGCAAACTTCTTAAGCAGCTCAGCCGGCATACTCTTAGCCATCCGGAAGCAAATACTTTCTAACTCTTTCCAGTTTAACCGCTTCCTCGGGTAAATCCTCGACAGGGTAGGAGGTAATTAAATGGTCTGGTCGCCCCAGCATGTCTGTATTACCCTCATCAGGCTCGAACTCTTTACATAGTTCTTGAACCTCTGGCCGATCCCAAATGTAAGCTTCGGCAATAGATTTCAGCTTTGTTAGACGTCTATCCGAATCGCCCATCCACGAGAAATGCCAGCCTGCGTCTCGACTGCCTACATAAAAATTATTTTGTGTAGAGCGCATAGAAGACAACGTACCAAAATCCTTAAGTTGTCCCACTGTGCTCACTACGCCGCAACGCCAGTCAAATAACTCACCTTCTGGCGATACAAGTTGTCGATCAGCCCTCCCGTAGTGCATCGACATCGAAAGACGAACTACTTTATCCTTATGCTCACGTACAGCTTCAATTACTTCAGGTAACTTACTAGGGTTTGTAATTTCATCGCAATCAGAACAGATAAAGATATCATCGTCATCCATCAGGTGAAGACCCACGCCTAGTGCGTCCCTCTGACCCCTTTCACGAATCCAAGGATCCGGAGCTTCCTCCATAGAGGGCAGCTCTACGTGCATAACTTGAATTTTTTCTTCAGGCAGCCCAAGCTCACGAATAGTTTCTAAACACGTGAAAGGCTTTAACTCACCTGTGGCGTGAGTTCGATTTGCATCTGTAATTAAAAATCCGTCAACGTAATCTTCAAGAGTCCGAATTCGAAGCTCAAGCAGCTCACGCTCATTAAAGTAAGTAAAACAGTCTAAGAGCACAGTGAGACTTTAAGGGTCTCACTATATTAACTCAATTATGCTCCTTGGAGGTACCTAGAAGCTTTTTGCTTTGCGCGAGAGAGCAGCTTGCCGTTTGACTGATCTAAAACAGTACCGCCTTCAGACTGAACACCTGTGTACTCCTCCGTAGGAGGCACGGGTGCTTGTGGTGTTGGGGAGAAGCGATAGTCTGTTTCTTCGTCGGTCACCCCTTGCGCAAAAGCATTAGTGGACGGCTGATTAGCTCGCCGCTGCTCATCAGCGGCTTGCATGTTCATTTGGTATGCTTTAGCAAAACCAAAAGCAGCTTGTGCGTAAGGATCCATTAGTACAGTACAAAAACGCCGTTTACAGAGCCGCTAATAAGCGCAGTACAAGCAATAGGTATAAGCGTATTTCCCTCTAGGTTAAGAGCCGTGGATTGCTGGCCAGGAGCATCGGAAAGCTCTACGGTTAAATAATCTTTACTGTTGTTGGACTTTGATTCAATGAAAATTGCGCGACACGTAGGAAAATTTTTACGACCTAGGCCAGGCGCCCACCCAAAACCGCTCGCATAAGGCAGCATCGACGTCTGCCCATATACGGAGCCAAAAGCTCGAATATCCATATAAAGAGACTGTTTGGTTTATCTTAGCTCGTTCTGACCTCATCTTCCAAATAGGAGATTAAACGGTCTAAATACCACCGGGCTTTTTTTAGATCCTCTGTACCGTTCTTAAATTTCTCACGCGAGACATACTTCAGGACGTTCATTTTGCACCCGCCGCAAAACTCTTCTCGGGTTAAGCAAGATTCCATAAAGTCAATCACTTCAATAGAACCTTGCGTGTAGTGGTTTGGGTGATTAACCGGATCGTACATAACTTGAAAAACTTTTAGACCTAGATCGGACAGACTTTTTACTTTGTCTGTATCAGTAAGAAGCATAACCAAACATCTGTGAGATATCGAGAACAGACCCTAATTTTTCTTCTAACTCTTTACTGTACTTTGTGTCACAGTGTTCTACCAAGCCGCAGGGAGCTATTTGAAGCGCTCCTCCCACCTGAACAACAGGCACCACCCGGCGGTGCTCTTGATCGGTTCGTAAATTTTCAAAAGCTAGCCCCATAGAACTCCTGTCAGCCAACGGCCAGCAACGAAACTGGGTAAGACTAAAACTATTTACAGGATCAAAACTTGTTGAATTTACATACTGTTCTGCCATCTCTTGATCCAAGATCATCATGCCCATGTAGGGATTTCCCAGAGATACAAAACCAACAAAATCATCAAGAGGCGTCAGATAGCAATCGACTTTATACGGACGATCCCCCCAAACATTCTTAGTCAAACTATTGAGCTGCCATACCCTGTGGTTATCAAAAGGCACAAGCTTAGAACCATAAATTTCGTAACGACAAAAACCCGGCTCTAGATTTAACGACTTCAACTTATCTTTGTATAAGTACCAGTACAAAAAGTTTTCACTATCAAACAAAATATCATTCTCTGTATACACGTAAAAGTCATAATATTTGTTTAAGACAGCTTCCCTTAAAAGACCTTTATGCGCCCAAGTTAAAGCATATCCTTCATAGGACTCAGGAGCTACGATAACACTTAAAGAATTAAAGCTAACGTTAGGCTCTAAGAGTTCAACTAGTATCTCCCTATCTGTTTCGTGTGCGGCGTCTATATGAATAAAGATGTCTTTTACGCCAGGGATTTCTTCGTACCCACGGAGGGTTTTCAGTAGCTCATCAAACTTAGATAACGGATCATGAGCCGCTACAAACACTAGAAAATTGAAGTCGTGCATCAGTACTCCATCTCAAAGTTTCCGCGACGCTGTAAGAAGCATACTAAGTGCGTATAAGCGTCTAGTAAGTCGTCGTGGGAAGTAGCACCTATGTTGATCAGCTGATCGAATAAAATATCGAACTTTCGATAGCGGTTGAATACGACTTTTTTATTTTCCAAAAGCCCAAGAGTGCCTCTAAATCTGGAGATCTTATCGCCTCGAAAGCCTTTGACTTCGTGAATATGAAGATTACCCAGCCCCCATTCGTTAAGCATCACACGTCTAAGGTCAGCGGCTAGGGATGCTTGGTAAGCCACGGACTCGACGACTAGTGAACAAGTGGAGTAGGTCGGAAAGTATTTACCATCATTATCTTCTTGCAAGATGCCCCACTCAACAAGCATTTTGCATAGAAGGTCTATCTTCTCAAGGTTACCGATAGAGCGCACCTGATGAGCGTCAATAATATAGTATTTATCCTTTAATCTACCGCCGAGTACAAACGCAGTGTAATCAGAAGTCTCGTTTTTACTAGCCGATAAGTCGATGCCTACTGCGAGGCTGTCGAACTCTGTAACCACATCCCCTTTAACAAGTAGATCTGGAGATAGGACTAAATCCGATGTCATTACAGGTTGTTGCTGATACTGGAAAGCAAAAGCAACAGGGTCAAGTTCTTTCTGACCTAGTAAGTAATCAACAGACCATTGTTCTGGCCAATAGCTCACAGGCTCCCCGTCGTCATCGTAAGTAAGGGCCTCCTGCTGAACTTGTTTCCACCCCTTATCGGGAACAAACATCGTTTTATGGATATCTAGTGGGTGGAATCGGGTGCCTAAGCAAATAGCTCGACCACCTTCAAAAATAATCGGGGCGATCACAGAGCTCCAGTTATTATTCATTTCTTCTCTAATAGTAGGGTTCTTAATATCAGTACTAGACTTGATAGGGTCATCTACGATAACAAGATGAGCACGTTTTGATGTAATAGAGCCTCGAAGGCCTGCTGCGCGAAGGGTAAATTCTTCATCACCCACGCGGCTGATGCCTGCGTAATCAAAATCAATACTCCAACCAATATCCGACTGCATACCAGAGCGGAGCTGAACTTTCGGAAAAATTTTTCGGTATGTAGACGAGTCGATAATCTGCTTAATAATCCGACTCTTTGGGATGGCCGTGGCGATGTTGTATGAACAGTAAATAATCTGAAGAGGTAAACCTGCTGTTGTATGCCTTCCAATAATCCAAGCAGTGAACATATTGAGCACTGTGCTCTTTGCGCTACCTCTGGGCGCAAGGATATCTAAATTGGGACCAGCGATATCCAGTAAGTACCTATTACTTTCACCAGTAATTAAGTGCTTATGCCACTCAAGCATGTGGGTGGCCGGCGCCTTATCCATAATCGTACAGAACGTATGGAAGTCATCAGAAGCTCTTAAAAAGATATTATCAATCGCAGCACTCTCTCCGTCTATAGCCTTTGCTGCACGTAGCTTAAGTGCACGACGATATGCAAAAGTTTCTCTACTCGGCATGTTCTTCTAAAAAGTGTCTGTATACTGTTAGCAAGATTCTACTGCCAAATGGCAAAAATTCTCTGGTACGGCGACATTCTTTCTAATACTGGTTTCGCTAGAGTTACACACAGTATCTTAGAGCACCTAGCTAACACACATGAAATTGTAGTGTTTGGCATTAACTACGCAGGTGATCCGCACGATCTACCATATAAAGTTTACCCGGCTGGGACACAGAACCCTGGCGATCGCTTTGGTATCGGTCGCCTGCCACGGGTGGTTGAAGAAGAAAAACCTGACTTTATTATCTGTCTTAACGACATTCT